GTGGACTGGGGAAATCTCGGCGTAGTCCTCACGGGCGGTCTCGCTATTCTCATGAAGACCCTTACGGGGTTCTTCTCGACCCTTGATGGTGCAGAGTTCGGAAATGCTATTCACGAGTTTATCCGTGGTGGTATTGACGCTTGCGATTGGGTTGGATGCGCCGGGCGGCTGTCTAAGGCTATCAGCGATTTCCTTATGGCGATAGACTTCCAGCAGATCGGCAAAGATTTGTCCGATATGCTTAGAACGGCACTCCAAACTATGATTGCCGCCGTTACCAATTTCGATTGGCGCGGCCTTGGCCAGAAGATTGCCGATTTCATTAACGGCATCGACTGGGCTGGTCTTATGGGCGACATCGCTCAATTTGTCAGCGATATTCTTGTCGGTGCACTCGATTTGCTCGTCGGATTCGTTGAAAATGTGGATTGGGGTAAACTCGCAACTGACCTGTTAAATGGTCTTGTCAATATGATTTCCAATATTGACTTCGCGAAGATTATTTCGCTGGCATTTGAGCTTGCGGGTGCAGCTCTGGGAGCGGCAACCAACCTTGTTCTCACATTGCTCGGCAAGCTGTGGGAAATGCTCTGTGATGGTTGGGAAAGCACCAAATCCTATTTTGCGGATTTCATAGAAGAGTCCGGCGGTAACATCATTGAAGGATTCTTTAAGGGTATCTGGAACGCAATCAAAAATGTCGGTCAGTGGATTGTGGACCACATCTTCCAGCCGTTCATTGATGGTTTCAAGGCTGCCTTTGGTATCCATAGCCCCTCCACCGTAATGGAGGAGCAGGGCGGATTTATCATTGAGGGTCTGCTGAACGGCATCACGAATGGATGGAAGTCTATTACAGAGTTCTTCGGAAATGCCCTCTCGTCCATAGGTGATGCGATAAGTTCCGCTTGGGACAATGTTGTTTCGTGGACGAAAGATGCCTGGTCGAATGTGTCCTCTAACATTTCGTCCGCATGGTCGAACATCAAATCGGCAGCCTCTTCCGGGTACAATGCGGTCAAGTCGGGTGTCTCGTCTGCTTGGTCGCAGATCAAGTCCAATGCTTCTTCTGCCTGGTCTGGCATCAAATCCACTCTTTCTTCTGCCTGGTCTGGCATTAAGTCTGTGACTACAAACGGCTACAACTCGGTCAAAACCGGTGTGGTGAATGCATGGAATTCTGTTCGCACCAATACGCAAAACGCATGGGCGAACATTAAGAACACAATCAAAAACCAGGGCTGGTCCAGCATCGGCTCCAACATCTGCCAGGGTATCGGTAACGGCCTTAGCAACGGTTGGAACTGGCTGAGCAGGCAGGTTTCCAACCTTGCCCGGAGTATGCTTAATTCCGCAAAGCGGGCCTTGGGCATCCACTCTCCGTCCCGTGTGTTCCGTGATGCTGTTGGCTTGAATATCGGCTACGGTATCGGCGAAGGTATCGTAGCATCTGAGGGTTCCATCCTTGACTCGGTCACCGGCGTTGCAGATGCCATTGCCGAGGAATTCAATGCTGGTACTTATGGTGAAAACCTGCTGCCCACTGCGGAGGTTGACGGTGCCCTTGCATCGTTCACCGATAGAATCACAAACAGCTTCACCGCATTGCTTGAGAAACTGGATGCAATCGCAAAGAACATTGGTTTCTCCGCACCTGCGTTTGCTGGCAGCGTTGTACCTTACAAGGCTGCGGCTGATGCCAACGGTAACGGTACACCCACCACGGGCGATCCCGATGGAGTGATGGCCTATCTGCTGAGCATCCTGGCAGAACTGCAGGCACTCTCCAGAAGTATGCAGAATTCCGATAGCGACCAGCGTGTAACAAAGGTTATCATCGGTGGCCGTGAGGTGTTCCAGACTGTGGTCGAGGAAAATAACCGGGCTATTCGCTCCTACGGCAAAAGCCCCTTGAAGGTGTGATGTTATGGGATTATGTAAGAAATGCACCAATGGCTATTGGGCGGTGGACGGGACAGCTATCTATGTCCCGTCCTCGGTCGTTATTGAGAACGACAATATTGTTAGTTCCGACTCCGGCCGCACGGAAAGTGGTTTGATGTACATCAACTGGGTTCGACCCACCGTGCGGAAAATAAAGCTGACATACAGCGACATTACCGGCATGGAAGTTGCAGAGATGCACAATCTCATGCAGGGCAAAGAGTTTCGGTTCACCTATTACGATAATGGCATTCAGACCATTTCTGCCTATGCAGGTAAGGACAGTTACACCCAAAGCGATCTGTCGAAGTTCGCCAAAGAGGGAGGTCTCTATAAGGACTTCACCATTGATGTAATTGAAATGTGAGGTGGCATGATGTACCAAATCAGTCCAACCTTTCAGAAAATCCTGGACAGCAGAACGGGTCGGAACAGATCTATCGTGTGGTGGGGAACGCTTGACCTCGAAAACGGCACACACCACGATCTTGACGCAAGCATTCTGTCGCAGGGCACTGGAAGTCTTTCCAGTGTCTGCGACCTGCCGGGCATCGGCGGTGCATATTCGACGGAATTTCAATCCCAGCTTTTCCTTGCGGTAGACCCCCGGGCGCTTAAAGGTGCGGAAATCAAACTGTATGTGAGATTGCACGCACCGGCGCCGCTTCCGGGTGAAACCACATGGGAGGATCTGAAAGACTTCGAATGGCTGGATCTGGAATCTGTTACATGGGATATGGACGGCCAATCCGTCTATACAGACATCCCTATGGGCGTTTTCTATATCGCTGATGCAAAACGAGCCATTAACAGTATCAAGATCGAAGCCTATGACGGCATGCAGAAAACGAACACAGACCTGCCGGCAATGGACAGCAAATCCAGAACACCCTTTGAGTGGTTGCGATGGATTTGCAATGCCTGCGGTCTGGAGCTGGGCTTAAACAAAGTACAGGTTACGGAGTTCCCAAACGGGTCTCGATCTTTCACCTATGCCGACATTGATACCGAGGTTACGCAGTATCGTCATGTCCTGTCGCATCTGGCCGCAGCGTTGGGGGCCATAGCTGTCATGGATCGTTACGGTAAGCTTTCTCTTGCGAGGATCGGTAAAGAAGCGGTTGCAGAGATTACCCCGGACACCCGGTTTTCTTCGGAGTATATGGATACGCAGAGCTATTACACAGGTCTGTCCTTGTCCTATAAGGCTAAAGCACTCCAAGAGTACTACAAGAATGTGGGTACTCTCGAGGACAACGGCCTGATCATCGACATAGGAGCCAATGTGTTCCTGCAGATCTCCAAGGACAGCAACCGTGCCGCAGCTGCACAGGCAATCGTGGATTCTCATAAGGGGATTACCTTTACGCCTTACGATGCTACCATTCCGTTCAACCCGGCCTTTGATCTGCTGGATGTTCTCGCCTTTACCGGCGGTCATGCACCCACAGACAGCCATGGGCCGATTACGAGTATCGTTCGCCAAATCGGTGGAGCAATGACCGTACAATGTGCTACACCGGAGGAACTGACCAATCCAGTGAGGGAAACGGTTAAGACAACGGGTGTAAGCGGGGCGGCATCGCTCAGCGGCACCATGTATGCCAGTAGTGATTTCTGGATCATGATCGACTCGTATCCCGACGAGGAAAGCATCATCGGCGACGATACCCTTACCACCGAACTGACGGTAAACTGCACCGTGGATAATACCTGTATGCAGATCGCATGGACAGGTGCATACACGCTGGACGAAGCGGCTACCGTAATCGCAAAAATCCTCGTGGATGACGAGCTGATCTATGAGGTTTCCGATGACCAGACTGCCGGCAATCATATCTTGAATGTGACCACCGGCTACAATGTCAATACCCAGGGCGAACACACGGTAAAAGTAATTCTTCGGGAGGATGTACTATGAGCATTAGAATGAAAGCAGGAGCTTCCCGGCTGACAGTTTTGGGCAGCGGCTGGAGCAGTACCGCTATTGAGTCCGGCGACGGATTCACCGAGGACGGCGGTCTGATTGGCGATGTTGCCGGAGACCTCGGTTATGACTTCGGTGACGATGTGGACTGGGATCTGATCGGAGAAGACGCAGACATCGATTGGGAGGACATCGTTTATACGGATGACGATGGAACCATCTATACCGATGATGACGGCGATGGAGTATGGACGGATGAATTCGGAAACGAATATCCCGGCGGCGGCACGATGTGGATCCCCGAAGATCAGCTGCTGGATCTGGTTGATACGCTGGACAAGGCAGCGGCTGAGGATGCGGACTTGATGAAGTACAGTATCCCCAACGATGTTTTGCCCACTCTGTACGGAGGTAAGGCAAGCACGGAGATTACACCCACCGTAACCGGCTCGGACAGACCCCATACCTATACCCCTGCGGTATGGTTCATTCAGAGGAGCCATGATGACGGCATCACATTCTTGGACGAACCTTTCTACCACGGTACTGCCAGCGGCGGAAGCATCACGGTTTACGACGAGGGCATTACCATCCGGGACGGTAGCCGCAAGGAAGTGTTCTGGTCAAGCTGTACCACGCACTTCACCGACAAATACCTGCAAAGCCCTTACAGTGGGTATCCCATCCAGTATGTGTGCTGGCAATGTCTGTACGGCTCATTGAGCGATGCTTTGATCTCCAAGAACGATAACACCATCAGCAAGGAGGCAATCTCTGGCGGAACGAGCGGATTACCCAGCATGACTGTTGGAGGAAACCGTTACTTTGCTGTTAATATGGTGAGGTGAGAAAGGAGGAATGGCTATGGCCACACAGACCGAAACCTATAAACTGTATAAGCCTGCCAGAACTGACAGGGTAAATATCGAAGATCTTAATAAGAACTTTGATATAATCGAAGAGGAACTGAAGAAGCGCCCCTTGAGTTCTGACACAGCAGGAGTTACTTTTTTCAATCTGGATGTTTCTGCATGGGTTGCGGTAGACTTCGAAAGCGAAGAACCTGTAACTGTCGATTTGACCGATCATGTAAACAGCAGCTTGCTTGTCGCACAGATCAGCGCAGGACACTTGCTCCGTCTGCGGATCAACACCGCAGATGCAAAACCGATGTTTGTTATTTTTGAGGCGACCCGTCAGTACACCACGGACGAACTTGGTGCGGTTACGGACTGCTATGGTATTGCACCAAATGCGGATAAAAACTCGTGTTTCAACTTCGAGTTGCGTGCGGCAGGAAAAGATGAAGAGTACACCGTTTCTTTTGCCGCATACCCGCCGGGGGCCACCGGCGGCATGGTGAAAACCGTCAACGGCGTGGAGCCGGACGAAAACGGCAATGTCGAAGTCCCCACGGCGGAGGGGACGGTGAAGTTCGTAAACGGTATCGCACCCGATGAAACCGGAAATGCGGTACTGTTATCCACCACCGGGCTGTCTATCGACTGGGCCAACGGAACCTATACCGAAACCCTGTCCGACGGAACTTCCCGCACGGAAGACATTGAGTTTAACGCCAACGGAATACCGACAAAATTCGGTTCGATGGCGTTCAGTATTTCGGGGGTATAAATGTTATGGCATACAGTAATGTGACACCCCCTGCGATGCCCGTCTACAATACCACGACCTATCCATACTACGTGATGTCTTTTAATTACGGCATCGGCGAAGAAGACTGGTATCAGATTCACCTTTGGTATTCCTCAGCCCCGTTTACCTTTAACGGCTCCCATGTCGTGAACAGTGATACGACATACACGCAGATTGCTGATAATACCGGCGACTGGACAGATGCAATAGAACACGGCATTGAGGCCGCCCCCGGTGTACTCGGCAATACGTATCTGCGGATCGGCACAAACCACGACATACTGGACGGCGAGGGCAATGTGTGGCTCGCCGCCAATACGGTAACTGAGGTAACAGAGGAACCTGTGGAACCCCAAGCGGGATTTGACAGCATCTCCCATCAAATCGGATTTGGCTTGGGAATGAGCCTTATCGGGCGACGGATCGTGAATACCATCCGTATGTGCTTGTACGGCGGAACGGAAATTCTTCCTGGGCCGCCCAGTTGGAACCGTGAAAAATTCCCTTATGTTGCAGTGTTCAAATACGCCGATTGCGACTACAAGGAGGCAGATTACAAGTTTGTTGGCAGCACAGCCCCGTACCTGCTTAGCACCACGGGCGACAGCATCGTAACAGCTACACAGGTACGGCGCAGGTTCTGGATCTCTGATGATCGCTCGCACTGGATCGATAAAGGCGAGGTGGAGCAAGAGGTTGAAAAGTATTTGCGTATTCTGGAATTGTTCGACGGCCATACCGTGGTGTGGACAAACCACGACATTCTTCATGTAGACAGTACCGATGTGTACATGGCTGCATCGAACCCGAAACTGATTGTGGAATGAGGTGGGGCAGATGGTAAAACACCAGTATAACGGGATTACACTTCCCACTATTCCCACCGGGGACACATACGCTGTTATATCCCATCAGCCCAGCTCCAACACATACTTTGTCATGCGGAGCAGTATGCCGTTTATCATCACGAGCGGTATCGTCGCATTTTTCGGACAATCGCAAGGCAACACATACAAAGCCTATCAAGCAATGGTGGGCGGCGTAAGCTGGGTGCAGGTTTCTGTCAACGTCGGTGACGGTACGGGCACGTTGTACGCTCTTGACCAAACGACAAATATTGTTTGGTCGAGTCACGACATTATGGACTACGACACCCAGGGTACGGGATTCGCCGGATCGACTCCGGTTGAGATCGTTGGTGCAGAAATGCCCGGTGCAGACTGGCTGTACATGACCCCAGCCGGAAAAATTAAAAATGGCAATATCGTCATAACGAAAGGCCGCACACTCGGCTATTTCTTGATGGCAGGTATTTCCCCGGACAGTGGCATTGTCGCCGTAAGCTGGGTTTGGGATGGCGTAGTGAAAGGCACAGAAACCGACAACGGCCCCGTTCTCAGCGCCCAGTTTACG